AGAGGGTCTGCGTTATCCCCATTCTGCGCACTTTAACAAACGCACATAAAAAAGTGGCCACCCAATGTGACCACAATTTATAATATTATATTTACGCTCTTTTTATAGTGACGATTGTTTCACTAACCACACTATCATAGGTGGCTTGAATTTTTAGTGTTCCACTGGATTGATTACTACTAACAGTTAACAGTCCGTTACCATCTATGGTTGTTGTACTTGCTACCCCGATACTACCAGGCAATACAGCCCATGTAGCTCCGTCTATTATTTTATCATTATGATACAGAGCAAACTGTTGTGTTGCGGGTTGTGCCAAAGTCAGCCCACTAGGTCTAACCTCTGGGTTTGTGTATACTATTGTGACGTTGGCAACTGCTGAGTTAATTGAATCAGACGCCATTACCTTAATAGTTGCGCTGCTTTGTTTAAGACCTGTAGATAACACACCTGTACTCGAGATTGTCGTCGAGCTGGCAATGCCTCCAGTTACATTTGATAAACTCCAAATAGGGTTATTAATATTGGTGAAAAACCTCTGCGTCTCGCCATTATTAATAACGACATAATTAGGCTCTACAGTTATAGCGTTTTCACTGTTACAACTAAACTCCAATGCCTCTAAATAAAACGAGAAAACATCATATGTTGAGTCCCCTTTTGTAACCCCATTTAATGATAGCGTGTATCGTCCAGGCTTTAATGGCCCTATTGGTAACGACCGTTTTTCTTCCAACTCTAAGCCCTCAGAGAAAGCATTAAACTCAAAATTAGTGTTAAATTCACCCATGCCCGACAGGTTGAATTTACCAACCCCGGATTGTGAATTAGAAGCTACAACCAATTGCATAAAGGTTTTTGACTTTATTTCAAAGTTAAATTCAAACCTGCTATCATTTTTTAAAACGAGGTTCCTCCTATATCTCACACTAGGAGACTCATTTGTTGCAGCTGTAGTTATTAAACCGGGTTGCCTTGTCACAGATACACCTGAAAATACGCTGTTATCTACGTTATAAATATAGTTATTAAATAATCCTGATATTACACAAGATGCTAAAATATTATAGTCTTTTATGTGGACACCGTCAGGCTGAAGTGTGTAAATGTAATAAGTATTACCTTCATAGAGATTTTTTAAATATGCTTGTGAGTCTAAGAACGGTACATTTAGCGATTCACACACCCTTTTTATCTCTTTATTTAGTAACCAAGATTCTGAGAATCTCGTTGTATTCGTCGCATAATAAGTTATTATTGGCATAACTGCGCAGTACACATTATCACTTTTACATCTCAGAACAAACGTTTCGATATTGTTTAATATGGTGTTAAAATCCTTATTTAGTCTAAGATCGTTTGTGCCGTACTCGTAAATTACTATGTCAGGGGATTCTGCGGTTACTAACGAGGCATAGTTATCTAAAGGATGCTGTGTCGTTACTCCATTTACTCCCTTGTTTACAACTACAGCATTTGTAAATTTAGATAAATATTGTTGCAAAATGTACGGGTACTGATTAGTGATTGGGAACTGCGCCCCTGTAGAGGGGTCAACCCCAGCAGTTAAGCTGTCTCCCGCACATACTACCTTTAAACTAGTAGGTATTTTTTGAATTGCGTTATAGTTGTTGTTTATTAAAAGTGCTTTTGTTAATTCTCCGTTCTCGGCCATTTCGCTTAATTTATTGTTAACTTCTGTCTGCAAATCTAAATTTTTGTAAAACTCGTCAACAAAATCATATAACAAGGCGAACCCTTCGGTGATGTTTTCCTGACTTTCTAAGGTTGCTTTCACCACAGCGAACAGCTTTTCAACTTGCTCCTCCAAGGTCAAGGCTGAGGAGTAAACAGAATTTATATTGCCTTTCCATCCTAAGCACCAGCAATTAAGCTCTTTTAATATAGCTTTTAAATTGTAATTGCCTACATTTATGTCTGGTAATGTGTAATTACTCATATACTATCTCCTTTATTAGTTGTATATCATTAAGAATAGCCCTCTCATTTCGTCGCAGATGTCCGAGTTGAGATTGGTTATTGCTTTACGATATTTAATAATATTGTCAGTCATGTCACTTCCGACAAAGCCCTCCTCGACGGTTATCCCGTCGAAGTTTGAGTCATTGGTGCCAGTATTATTAACGTTATTTTCCGTGACATCGGTACCTGTTTCAGAGGTGTTGCCTGTGCTAGCATATTTACCCCTATCCATAGTGCTGGCGTAGTCTTCTGATGCGACTGTCACCTGTGGATTGTCTGAATTAATTGACTGTGTGTCTTGGTTACTGCTGTTGCTACCCGTCCTTTGAGTATCAAAGTTAATGACAGCGTTTTCTTTTAACGAGGTATTTTGTTCGGTTTTTGAGTTATCAGTTCGGGTTGTCTTACGGTTAATTAGTGGATTATATTGCATAGTTGTTGTTTCATAAATACCCTTCCAATACGGCATATACTGGGTTAACCTCGTTTGTAGATTAAATTTGAACAAGACGGGTGTTTCCTGTCCGATTTGATACATATAGTATTTTCTTAAAAACAATTCTTTAAATTCTTTTAACCCGCTGCTGTCGTCTGAATACCATGGAAAATCAAAGTCAAAGAATAAATCTGCTGCTTTTGTGATAGTTTCATTCGGCGACATTTTTTCTGGCCACACAAGGTTAGTTAAAATATCACTGATTCTAGTCGTTATTTTTTCCGGTTGCTCAAAGCTTTTAGGGCTATACTCCCATATTGGGTACATCACTCTCACCTCCAGAATATTGCTGAGTTATAACATCACCTATATTTACTTGTGTTGGTAGACTACTTCTGAAACGCACGTCAATATTTAGACCCCAAAGAGCATTCACTTCATCGCAAAAACGCTTTCGTGTCATAAGACCAGTTTGTCTGTACATTTCAGTTTTACCATCGTTACCATTAACCTCGCCTGTCACAACACGTTCTTTCTTCTCAATCGGGTTACTCTCGATTCCCAGCTCTGATAAGAGCTCTGACTCAAGCACTGTCATTTCATGTTGCAGTTGATCGACTAAATATGGTGCATCAGTTTTAAGCACCTTTATTTTATCCAAATTCATGTAGTCATCCACCTTGAGAACAGGTATGTATTGCTGATATTTAGTCATAAAGTTCTCGTAGCTGAGTCTATTTTCCTGACTCATTGCAACGACTAAGGGTGTCCGCTGGGCATAAATATTGATGTCTCTGGTGTTCCAAAGATTTGCCATCGCCTTAGCATATATTTTTACGCTGTAAAATTTAGGCATAGTTAACGGTGTATCCCATAAAATAACAGAGTCGTCTTTCCCGTATTCTTGGAAGTACCCTGTATTAGCAAAGGCATATCTATCTTCCGGGATGTTGTATATATCCATCATTCCTGTTAAGTTACATCTCATAAATGCGTACGGATTTTCTGTTGCCACAGGATCTTTAATCATCAGACCTTTACCCCGCCAGAACATTACGTCCTCGATAAAATACGGTTGGATTTCAGGAGGCAAATTAATCCACTCGTATCTTGTGACACAAAGATTGTAATATTTATAAAAATAGTACATTTCAATTTCGTCACAATTGCCCCCCTTGAAATTTTGTTTCACGCCGAATGGGTTACTACCTACTTCGCTGTTTCTTCCACTTGCCATAATGCCACCTCCTTTAATGATTTAACAAAGAATAATTACCGATGTCGTTTACGTGCCAGATTGTAACACCTCTATCAAATATTGCTCTAAAACCTCTAAGCATATCAGGGGGGACGTTACCGGCAAAAGTACAACCGCTGGTTTTTACAAAATTCCAGCTGGGTCGGCTGTTAAGGTTTGGTATTTTTAAACTATTAACAGCATATCCGTATGCCTCGAAAAAATTATCTATAGTTTTAGCAAGTTGCTGTGTAGCGGACATCACATAAAAGTTAAACTCCATTTTATTTATCGCAGCATTTAAATTTATGCTTGATACCTTGCCATGTATTTGTGACGGCTCAATATCTTTATCCATAGCGTTAGCCATTAATTTTGCCTGATTTTCAAACCCTGAAACTGCCCCCGCGAACGCCCCTGCTGCTCCCCCAGCGATAGCCCCAGCAGCTCCGGCTGTTAATCCACCGGCAACGGCTCCTGTTATACCGCCTTTTATGGGTGCTATTGCATTGCTGGCTGTTTCTAACGCCAAGGTATTTTTATTCTGAGCTGCCCACGCTCTATAAACATCACTATTCCATGAGCATTGCGGAAAGCCAGTATAAGACATTGCATGTAAATATGACACGCCAGCAACCTCGTAGTTCTCTGTCCTTAGTGAGACGGCAGGCAGAGGGCACAGCTCACCTCTAAGGTTAAAAGTTATGGAATTAGATTTATTAACATCAAACTCAAATTTGTAGATCCCTGTGGAGCCTATATTATTGTCTACTAAACAGTAGCAATAAGGGTAACTATACAGCTTGTTATTTTTAGGAATGTACCCGCCGAAAGCATGTGACGCATTAACTGTTACTGTTGATGTTGCTTGCTGCCTACACATTTCGGGCACCATAAACACATCTACGATGGCATCAATTTTACCCTTATCGTTATAATTGCTCAGGAGGGCGTTAGCTAATGATTCTTTTGTAACATCCTCGTCGTCCTGCAAAATAGTGACGGCAGCTCCTTGATAAACATTACCTATTATTTGACCTTGTACTTGCTTACCATCTAAGGTCTCAGTGACTAGCATCCCTATGCTTAGAGGACCAAAACCGTGTAGATCACTGTGGTTACACACGATTTCACCGACCTCAATATTTTCAGGCACAAGTTGATCTCCAACGTTATCGTTGTCACTTGACACATGCTCTCTAACCGTAAAACACTGGTTATAGGTAGCCCTGTAAGCACAACACTGGAATATGTCTAGCTCAAATGTTACAACACACGAGTTGTCAGATAGCCACTCCATTCCAGTGATAAAAGCGTAAAACCATCGAGCAGATGTGTTGTGATTACAGAACATTAGGTAATTAACATTCATAATTTGTGAGTCCACTTCGGGCAATTTAACCCGAAGCGGTTTACCGAGACTTATGGGTGCCGCGCCTATTATATGCCATGGGTCAGCGTCAGACGGACACTTAGTTATGAGGTACGACTCTAAAGCTGTTTCATTTTCAAATAGTCTCACATGTTCATAGCTGTTATCCCATGGCACACCTGCACACAGGTATATTTCGGTTGCTGGAGCTGTTGGCACTATGTTACGTTGTGTGGGTAGATCATAGAATCCGTCTGACATATTAATCCTCCTTTATCCTGCGGCTGGTGGTGTAACCTTAATTTCTCCTGCTACGTCGGTGTCATATCGTGATGTTACAGCAATCGTCATAGTACCAGTCTCATTAGCACCAATTATTAATGTTTTGGTACCCGGGACAATCAGTGTCTTGTCGTCTGTGTTTCCTGTCAGCTCAAAATCAACCTCTGCCGGAACGTACTTACCTGCATCACCTGCTACCTCATACTGTAATGTATACTCAGACCCTTTAACATAGTCTGCAATATCAGTACCCGTGATAGTTGTGACACTGACATCCTCGGTTGTAAAAACTACGCAGGGGTAGAAAGGAGACGCACTGATCATTTCCACAACTGTGTAAAAATAGTTCCAATTCAGGGACGCGCCATTATAATTGTCAGTAAACTCTCTAAACTGTTCGCGGACGTTAAAAAATCTTATGTCACACAGAATACCCTGTATCTTAGGATCAGTGAATTTATCAACAATAATAGTCTCAACGTTTAATGCCGCGCGATCATCGTTGAACATGTAAGCCAGTGCCTGAACACCTAACTGAGCATTAACTTTTGGTGTGGTAATGAACACAAGTGTGTTCGGGCTAGAAAACGAAGTAGCTCCGGCTAAATTGTAAAGAGGGTTAGGAAACGCAATGTTACCAACATACTCTTTTACACTCGCAAGGAATGTTTTAGAAGTAGTTTCGTCTACAATAGCAGGAACCTTTACTGGATATAAATATCCTTTTGTATAACCTGATTCCGCTAACTGCCTCATAGCTAGATACTCATCGTAATTAGCAGATGAGAAACACTGTTGTACCTTTGCTGTGATGAGATCTCTTATCCCATACTCACTTGTAAAGGCATCCTGTAAGTTGCGGTATGACACAGTCACCGGATACTGCATGTCAAAGTTAACACGGTGGTAAGCCGCCATAATATTTGACTCGTAAATTGCAAAGGCTTTTTCAATTCCCGCACGGTTATCAAACTGAGTACCCTGAATCATGTTTACAAAAATTTCCTCGTGCGTATTACCAAAACGCATAGGATCTTTTTTAAGTCGCGTAAGTGGATTGTTAAAAAATAAAGAATCAATTGTAATAAGCCCAATCTGTTTAACAAGGGCTGACACCAACTCGTTTCTTCCCGGTTGGAATTTCATAATGCTCTGGTATACATCATTGATGTTGTTCTGCACTGCTTCTGGAATTCTGTCCTGATACGTGAGTGACATCGTACTCCTTAAAGCGTTCAGCACATTTGCGTTTGTAGGTGCTGTATTTGCTGGCATAACTATCCTCCTATTCTGTAGATCCGTTAAATTGCATGTCTAGGTCATTCAGTGAGATCGGCTCATTGTACGCGTCCTCACGGGTAAACCCTGAAGAAATACCCTCGTCCACTACACTCTTTACTGTGTCGGGCCTTGTATATTCTCCCCATCTTTTTTCGTATGTAGCTCTGAGATCTCTGTATCTCTGCTCCCACATACTGTTGCCTTCCGCCGTCAATGGTTCGGTTGGTCTATTGACCATGTCGTTTAAAACTTCTAATGCCTCGTCAAAGTCAACCACGTTATCCATTCCAGCAGTTAATTTGTCTAATGCTTCTCTTGCTGTCATAAAATTCTCCTTTTCTTTTTTATTTATTTAAACCCTTACGGGAATAAATACATCCATAGTGGCATTTTATTCTTTTTAGCTGGTGGTTTGGGGGGAATGGGCGCACAGTTAAGATAAATAAAACCATCTAACACTGTATATGACGCCCACTCGTAAGGAGGATTCAAAGTCTGGGTATAAAAATAGGCTCCCCCATAAGCACTATTTGAGGTTGTAATCACATCACCTTCTATAACTTCCACTATTGCCACATGTCCACCATCTGATTCGTGTCCGTCTTTATAATGCCAACAAGCAATTGCACCCAATTCAGGTGTTTGCCCTGTTCTTTGTCCAGCAGACACGGCATACTGAAACCAAGAATCTGCATTACCAAGGCTAGTCTCTGGTGCCTCTCCTGTTATCTCATATCTTCTTCCCCAGCAGTAAGCGGTGCAGTTTGGAAGACCAAATCCAGACTGATAAAATGGATTAAGATCATACCAATAAGGGTTACCCTGCATACCTGCGTCTGTTAGCCTGGGATCTGTAAAGCACGAACCACCGCTTCCTGTATACGTGTCATAAATGCCCTGTCCTAATGACGCTCTATATGTTTCTACATCTGGCCCTTGTTCTGCTGGATTTTCAAAATCGTGTAAGACGACGTTGGAAGCCTCCAATATAGACGTTGTGTTTTTAAGCGTGTCATAAACACTTCCGTAGCTAGTTTGCAACTCCCACAGCAAAAACTGACAGGTAAAATTTGTATCTCCAATTGACACGCCTTCCGAGATATGCCTATTATACATATTTTGTTTACGTCCGGGATATGTCCATTGAGCTAATCCATATCCTCCACCATTCGGTCCGTTATTAACAAAATCGTATTCCGAAATGCTTCCGTTATCAACACCAGCAGTGTAATTTAAAGAGTCAATATAACCATCACTATAATCCCCTTGCAACCTGTAAGGTATCAAACCGGATTCAGCTGCGAGGTTTCCCATAAGACCAGCAACCCCATACTCATTCCCTATATCAGCTTTAAGGGCATTCCATATTTCTTGTCCATACTGATATTCACTCATTTTTTCTCCTTGTCTTCGAGCCCCAAAATTCTTTTTAAAATATCAGGCGTTATGTCTGGATTGATTTTAGCTATGTTTTCTATAATCGATACGGTTTCCGTTACTACTGTATACACTACTATTGGCAGTACGAGCGGAACGTTTATAGGCAAATCAATGTACGCACTTGCATACTCCACAAAGCAAGCCAACACGTAACATAGTATAAATCCAACCTTTTTAAATAAACCGTCTCTCAGTTTAGTGCTTAAAATCTTCTCGTGTGATTTAAGGGCTTTTATTAAACCTGTAATAAGGTCAAAAACGTTAAAACCTAAAGCAATACTTATAACGATGACATTACTCATAATTTTGTACCTACTTTATAATTAATTTTTGTCCGGGATATATGAGATCGGGATTTGCTAACCCGTTATCGTTTGCAATTTTATACCAACAAGTGTTATGCGTTATTGCAATCCTATACAAGCTATCTCCTGGTTTCACTTCATAAATTCTTTCCGTGTCTGTAAACCCAACGACTTCTTCGTTTACGCACTGGAGGATTCCATCCCAGGGGTAGTCATAATACTCGTGGATATAAGACTCGCGCCCAGTCTGATCTCCAGTAGCTCCGTGTATGCCCCCCGTCTCAGAAATAGAAAACTCTCCAAGCATATCAGGGACTGCTGACATACACATAGCGGTGTGGTTAATCTCATTCAGATATATATCCCCCGCTTGAGCGATATAAGACATAGGTCTCCAGACAAAATTGCCTGTTGCGATCATACACGATCTCATGTTTCCCGTGTATGTGGCACCGCCGCAATTAATGCCAGCCGCTTCGAACGCAGAAATCACTGCCGAGCTGCAATCCCTGTCCCCCTGTTCTAATTTATAAGTGATCCCTTCGATGACAACGTCACATGTTCCCTCGCCATCACCCCATCTTCCGTATTGTGAGTATCCGTGCCAGTCATGCTCGCACAAATGTCTAAACAATTTTACTGCTACTTCTTTTTTCTTCACAATATTCTCCTTTCAACATCACTTGTTCTATAATAAGTATAGCACATGTTGTGAGATTTGTAAAGCAAAAAAGACAAATAAAATAATCCAGTGTTATACATGTTATAGAACACATATAACACCGGATATCTATGGCAGTAACCGTTAAGATAGTTTCAAGGGGTTCCCAACCCGTTCAGCTCAACCGCGTATTTACCGCGTGGGTGATGTCGAGACTGTCAAGAAAACCGCTCTATACGGGTGCCTACATTAATTATATCACATGTAGGATAAAAGGTCAAGCATCATATTCTTACATTTTAAATTTTTGAACCTCATACGCCCACTGGAAAACCAATCACGCAAAGTAATTACCATGTAGTGGCTTCTTCCGACCATAACAGCTCTATCATCTGTTACATCGTCAACATTAAAACATATCCGTACAGGGTAAGTCATATCTGCCCCCTCGTCTACATACATCATGTTATCATATCTTCTGCAACAATACCAATAACCATTGTACTTTACAGATAACTCATACTTAGCAGTTCCTTGCGGCTGCTCAATTAGAGAGTTGTTATCATTAAGATACACATTTTCAGAAGCATACGCAAAATAATTAGACCCTTTAAATGCTCTATTAAAGCCAGCTTCCACAAAAGCTTTTTTAGCCGACTCATTATATGTCCTCTCCATAACCCAACCATCACCACGTAAAAATTTAGTATCAGATTTTAACATTTTGTTAATACCAAGAGCATTGTAATAAGGGTTAAGCATTGACACAGTATTAGAGGCCATATAAAGTGGTACCCTTCTGCTCTGTTTTCCATCCCCTCTTGCAACCGTGGTATGTAGGCTCATAAGTTTTTCTACTTCCCCTGACAGGTATCTGTTGCTTTCATCCTGATACTCGTCAAAAAACATCGCACCCACTCTGGAAAATAACGGACTTAGCTTTTTTAACTTAGTTGCCATAGACAACGGGCACGCAAAACCACAGGTCTCACCGTCTAAGAACATTTCCATTATAAGTCCCTCAGCAACTTTTTTACTAGTCATTTCATGCCCTTGATAAAATAACCTTTGTATGTCTGTAAAAAATGTCGAGTGACAGTCAGCCATCTCGTATTTATTTCTAAAAACCAGTATAAACTGGTTTATATCCTTCCCTTTTAAAAACCGGTCAACTAAAAGCGTTTTCCAAGCTACAGACTTTCCGGCAGTTCTATTTCCGTCAGATATGTAGATGTCTGGTAGTTTTCCGTTACAGTCTTTCAAAGTTAACAAATATTTGCATGAATAATATTGACTACTCATACTACACCTCCTAAGGTAAAATGGCAGTGGACTGCCGTGTGACCACCACACAATACCATTCCACTGCCCTTGTACATTGCTATATAATGCCGTTAAATTTCCTCTTGACTGTCGTCCTCGAATGGGTTGTATTTAACATACTCTTTATAGTCTAAAATATTCACACTCTTAAGATATGCTGTGATATATTTTTTCCTTTTAAATTCACCGTCTTTAAGAGTTGCAAATATAGAAACTTTTGAATCCTTACCAATTTCATTAAACACCACATCTGATTCCTCGTTATTATCGTACACATCAATATCAAAATTACTGTGAGCTTTAAATTTGTAAGATCCGTCTTTTGCTATTTTAATGGGTGTAGATTCGTATCCCGAGTAGTCCCCACATGCCTCTAAAACTTTCTTTGCCTGCTCCTCTGTTATGTCGATGAGTATATTGTTTGTTCCATCCTGTACTCCGATAAATGATACGGTTCCTGTAATTTTAATAAATTCTTTCATGGTTGTCTCCTTTTAATTTTTTTGTTTTTTAGTCTTCGTTAATTTCTTCAGTTCTGAGCACTTTTGCTGTGTTGAAAAAATCTGCTTCTTCCTGTCCGTAAGTTGTCCTTACGTAACTAATTGACTTGAGGTCAATTAATGCGCCTTTGTTCTGCTTTGACAAAACCAATTCTGCTTTCTCTTTGCTAGAGCATTTTTCGATCTGCTGTGTTTTACGCTCAGTTACGATTGCTCCCTCAACTTTTGCAATAATGACATACTCGACTACTGCGTCAACAATTGTTCTTGTAAACATTTGTTTACCTCCTTTTTAATTTGTTTTTTATAGTTAACTAACTTATCTATATGTTAATTATAAGCTATTTTAACCTTTTTGTCAAGGGCTTTTCGTAATTTAAATGGACTTTTTCTGAGTACTATCCCTCCTTTTACGCGGGTTGCTTTAAGGTTTGAGTCTTCCAACTCTAGGCCTACGGACAGTTCGTCTATCGACAGCCCCTCCGATATAAACTGGTCTTTTGCTGATTGTGACATGCCAGCGCATTTTAGTAATAAAGTTGGTTTACACGCTATCCCCCCTTCTTCAATGGCGTTTTCCGCGTATACTTTTTGACGCTCGTAGTACCCCACGTCAAACTTTAATTCGTTGTCCCAACAGCAGAATTCGGTGGGGTGGACGGTGACTCCTTCTGCATCCTCGTATCCTTTGAGATGTATAGAATCGGTGTCAGCGTAGCAAAATCTGTCATAGTTTTTCATGGCGGCTCTTATTGTAAAGTTCATGGCGTAGGATGTGATTGCCGACCCTATTGGTATGTATCCTACTCTCTTTTCATTTTCGTTGTGCGTTATAAATTTAACGACGTCCGTATCAGCGTCTAAGTAAGGCTCTTTGTATGAGCTATCATCACTCATCGCCATTTTACCGTATAGATTATTTAAAAACAGCTTTGCCATTTCTCTCTGGAAACCCTTGCTTTTCATTTTCAACTTTTTGTAGTAATTAATATACTCATCAAAGATACCAATAACTGTGCGAAAATAGCAACCGTCTAATATCTCTAAGTCGTAAATGTAATACGTCTCTTTAAACAGTTCCCAGTCTTTACATGTAAGAGTTAACTCAACTGTAGTGTCTTGTATGTAGCCCTCATCGTCTAAATAGTACCTGCTATATTTTCCCTTATATCTTAAGTCAGACGTTGTTAAATTCTCGTTGGACTTATACAAGTTACTTTTGCGTATATGTATCCATGGTAGGCATCTTGGTTTTAAACTAAATCGACAGCGGACCCTTATAAAATAGTAGTATCTTTCATCACGAGTAATATCATCAGGTGGTGCGCCCGAAAACATCGTGGGTTTTCCAACAGGATACCTGTTTCCAGACATCGAGTGCATCATGGAGGGATATAGCGAGTTTACATCGTACACCGTTCCTTCCTCGATTATTTGATGCGCATAGACAGGATTAACATAACACCATCCCCCGTGATAAGATTTATGCACGTATTCCCACACGTCAGAGGTTTCAGAATTACAAGGGCAATCTCTTAAGTCCGGGAAATACGTGTTGTATTCTTTAGTCGTAAAGGATCCTTTAAACTCTGCAAGACAGCATGATCCGATTGTCAATTTGTCATGCCCTTCGTCAAACATCTTTTCTAAGGCTTCTTTTAAAACCAAAACGTCATTCTCAATATATTTTAATTCCTCTGCTGTTATCTCACAGTAAGCGTGTCTGTCTCCTTCATATACCATGTCTAATTTTTGATGCTTTGTTTTAAATGATTGCGCTATCCTTTTAAGACTGGAGGGTATCAATTTCAACGAGTTTCTTATTTCCAATAACTTATGCCCTTTTTTGATCTTAATAAAATACCATGCACCCATCTGAGATATTGATGTCCTGAAAGTTTTATTCGGCATATCTTTATCTCTTTCGTTTGTGAATTTATATCCTTCTCGTAATAAAAAATCGACTATAAATGACCCGTCAAATGATAAATTGTGAAAGTATAGTATATCATTAGATACAGAGTTTAAGAATCTAGCTAAAAAATCTCGTATACTATGGTCAACAATAACTGTCTCTGTATTATCATATAATTTAACAGACGCCGCACTCCATACTTCTGTGTGATCTTGTTTTACGCCTTTTTGCCTTTCTATCGCGTCCCCCCACACAGTTGTTTCGAAATCACACGCCCAAAAAAATACGTTACTTTTCTTACGAGACATTTTGCTACCTCTTTATTCCACTTCTATTCCATCTGTTCCGGTTAATTCTTGCATCTCTTGCATTTCCTTTAGATTCAATTGCAGTGCCTTCCCCAAAACTGTGAAGCTGTATGCTATAGTTGTCTGCAAAGATTGATCAGGCGTTGGAACATAATCTGGATTTTCCTTCATTGTCTTTTCTACTGCCCGTCTTCGCTCTGGAGAATTATCTCCCAACAACTCATCCATTTTTGCCTTTACAAATCTTTGTAAGGGAGGAATAAAGCTTTCTATTGATTCATAAAAATTTTCAATTGTTACATTAACTTCTGTGTGTACAGTTCGTATAGCCTTTTCTCTTGGTAAATTCATCTCCCTAGCAATATCTTTGGCAAATGAATCGTTTCTTTTATTTCTTTTTTCAAATTTCTTACGCTCTGATGTCCCTTTTGGTTCTAATATTTCTCCCGTAAACACGTCTATAAGAGGGCTTGTTTGTTTTAGACGGGATGATGTTTGTTTTTGCAGTCTTGAAACTGACGCTCTTGTTGGGGTCTTTGGAATTGCTATACGATCGACTTGGTATCCTTTTTTTTCAAGCGCTCTTACTCTAGCTAGGTAATTTCTACGGGCATTGTTATATTGTTTTCTAATTGTCATCTTTTTCGTCCTCCATTTTTATCTTTATCCATGCACCATCGCCACACATCCCAGCCCACCAGACATCAACTTTTTCCTTATACCACGCCTTTGGTATATCCTTTTTTTCATACATTACACCACCTTCTCCGCGTCTATAAATGATGTAATCGTCGTCTAAGCAGTATTTTAACAGCGTTTTTAACTTCATGACCATATCTTCTCCTTTACTTTTATTTTTAAGTAATCTTTTTTATAAATATCGTGTCCGACTGATATTGATTCAATGTCATTTAAACAATAGTACCTAAACAATGCATCACGTGTGACAATCTGAAACATGTCCTCTTTATCTGCTATCATCACTTCTGGCTCGCTTATTAGCATAGCTATTTTTGATATTTTCATGATTTACGCCTTTCTTATTAAAATACCTTTTTCTACCCTCTCTAGTTGCACATCTTTATCAGATGGTGTTATACCTATGTCTCTTAATAGATCATAAGGTACAGACATTCTTGTAGTAAAACTACCGTTCATCTGCTTGGTAAACATTATTTTATACCTTCTTTCTGCGTTTGCTGGTTTCATGATTTCCACCTCCCTTTAATTTCATCATAAATTTCTTTCACTACAACTATTACTAGTATCGTTATAGCAAACACGGTTAATAAGCCTACAATCATAATCATTAAACACTTTGCGATTTCAAATGCTTCTACAAATATTTCTAACATATTTACCTCCTTCTGCGTTTTACGGCTATACCTTATTATTTGTTATACCTTATTATAACATATTTTAACTTAAAGTGCAAGTAAAATGTGTATTGTTATATCTGTTATACATGTTATAGAACAATGCGCTGTGATTTAATATTCTGGTAAGCAAACCCTTATTGCTTCTGAGTTAAAAAATTTTACTTTATATTCTAATTCCGGTGGTCTGGCTCGTATTAAGTTATATACTGTATCTCTTTTTAAAATTACTATTTCTCCCTCAAAAGTGTGAAAGATTGTTATTATGCTATTTAAATCCCACGTGTTATTCATTACTAAAATTTCTTTTACCAGTACCATTAAATTCCACCTACTTCCGTTAATTTGTATAGTATTTTCCAGTAATTAAGTTCTTCTTCTAGTTCATATATTGGCATAAAAATCGCTGATTTGTATGTATCTTCTTTAGGTATTCCATAAGTGAGTTCTTTTAAAATCATTAGCTTTCTTATCATTATTTCTACCCTGCCGAGTCGATCATCATAACCCCAGTGTTCAGTTGCAAATTTGTTCCATTCTCTTGATGCTTCCATGTGTGTATCAAAATCAACTTCTCTTATTGATGGTGATACTTCATAGCCGGCTTCTAATAAAAATTCTCTAATATCTTCCTCAAATCTAAATCTACACGCTGTAAAATGTCTGTTGTAATAAAAGCCGTAAAACTTGTTGTCATCTTCTTTGTAATATACTAACTGTGCTTTCATCATTTTAAAATCCTCCTTTTAAAAAATTGTGGTTTCGTTAAAACTTTCTACTAATAAGTGACCTAGGAACATACACGCTTCTCCTCCTCTCATGTTCTGCCTTTTGTGATTTACATAGATTTCTAGTTCTGTTAAGGGCGTCCAGTTTTCGAACGCCCTGTAAAGTTGTTCCTTCGTTAATTATGATACTCGTGTATATATTCTGTATATCCGTCAATTTCTATTAACCCTGAGAGAAGGCCTGTGTCTTGATCCGTTTCCATTTCAATTACTTTTATTTGTTCCTTTGGTGTGCCTGTTAAACGCTCTGCTAACTGTAAAAAATATTTGGTTTTATTCATTTGATTTTTTCTCCTTTTTTTTTTACTTTTCTCTTAACTTCTATATTTATTATACAACAGATAATGATAAATGTACATGATATATTTTACTTTGTTTGCACTGTATAACTTGATTTATTTTAATGTATAAATCCCTTAAAGTGCAAGTAATGCGTATTGTTATACTTGTTATATAACAATACGCTATGATTTAATCTGTGAGACAAACTTCGTATGACCCGTCTTTTCCCGGTCGGGGTGGATTCCTTGATTACCACACCAGATGTCCATTCTCCACATAATACCAATCATCCCCGCCCCAGCACTCGTTGAGAAGGTCTTCTCCTGTACAATAGTGTTCATTTTTTACTTCTTCATATCTCACTTCTACTCCAAGCTCCTCAGCAGCTTCTTTTCTGTGATGTCCGTCTACAAGGATAAAAAGGTCATTTCCGTCTAAGTCATGCATTTCTGCATCTATGATCGGGAGTGTTATATATTCCTCATTCTTGATTTCTTCTATTTTCTGTTCTACTATTTCCTCATCAATGTATCTCTGGCTGCTGATAATCTTCATATTTGCTTCCTCCTTTTACTTAACTCTTAACTTCTATATTCATTATACATCATATATTGATAAATGTATATGATATATTTTACTCTGTTTGCACTGTATATCTTGATTTATTTTAACCTGAC